TCATATGCAGCCAGCGTTACTGGTCTTAATGATGAAATCCATATTATCGTTATTGATAACGATGGTCGTTGGACTGGTACTCCTGGATCTGTTCTAGAAAAGTTTGCTTATGTTTCTAAAGCATCTGATGCTACTAAAACTGATGGTACTAATAATTACTATAAAGATGTAATTAACTCTCGCTCACAGTATCTATGGTGGACTGACCATCATGCATCTGGAACTAACTGGGGTACAACTGCAGCGAATAAAACATACGCTCAAGTTGGAATTGCAACTCTACCACTAGCTGGTGGTGTTGATGATTTAACTGCAACTGATGGACAACTAATGGCTGGTTGGAATTTATATTCTGACGATCAAGCATATGACATCTCTCTTTTACCTATCGGTAAAGCAAGTCCAACAGTGGCAAACTATGTAATTGCTCTTGTAGAATCTCGCAAAGATTGTATCGCATTTATTTCTCCTGAAAATAAAACTACTGGTGACATTTTAACCAGCGGTCCAGGTCAAGCAAGCGTTACTTCTGATATTATTGCTTATCGTAACATGTTGACTAGCAGTTCTTATGCTGTTCTTGATTCTGGTTACAAATATCAATACGATCGTTACAATGATAAATATCGTTATGTTCCATTCAATGGTGACGTTGCTGGTCTATGTGCTCGTACTGATTACACTAACGATCCTTGGTTCTCTCCAGGTGGTTTGAATCGTGGTCAAATCAAGAACTGCTTGAAGACTGCTACTCAATTACCTAAGACTGATCGTGACAATCTTTACAAAGCTGGTATCAATCCTTGCGTAACTTTCCCAGGAGAAGGTACTATCTTGTTTGGAGATAAAACTCTTCTAAGCAAGCCAAGCGCATTTGATCGCATTAACGTGCGTCGTTTGTTTATCGTTCTTGAAAAAGCGATTGCTACTGCTGCTAAATATCAATTGTTTGAATTCAACGATGGTTTCACTCGTGCTCAGTTTAAGAACTTGGTCGAGCCATTCCTACGTGACGTTCAAGGTCGTCGTGGTATCACTGACTTCGTTGTTAAGTGTGATGACTCTAATAACACTGGAGAAGTTATAGATCGCAATGAATTTGTCGCAGACATCTTCATCAAGCCAGCTCGCTCTATTAACTTTATTACTCTTAACTTTGTTGCTGCTCGCTCTGGAATTAATTTCAGCGAGATCGGTGGCTAAGAGCTAAATAGAGAAAAGAACAAGGAGAAATATAAATGGCAAATATTGCTGATTTTAAATCACAGATGATCGGTGGCGGTGCTCGCCCAAATCAATTCCGTGTTGAACTTACATTCCCATCATACGTACCACTAGGTATCATTGCTGGTCAACGTGCTCAGTTCTTATGTAAGTCTGCTCAGTTACCTGCTTCCACTATTGAGAACATCGCTGTTCTTTTTAAAGGTCGTCCAGTAAACTTTGCAGGTGAACGTAATTTCGCACCTTGGACAGTTTCGATATATAATGATACGACTTTTAATATCCGTAATGCTTTTGAACAATGGCAAGCTGGTATTCAAAGTTACAGTACTACCGATGGAAGAACAAATCCACGTGACTATCAAGTAGACTTACAAGTCCACCAATTAGATCGCAGTGGAGCTACTATTAAGTCTTACAAATTTGTTGACGCTTTCCCAACCAACATTGGTCCAATCGCTTTAGATTATGACCAACAAAATGCAATCGAACAGTTTGATATTGAATTTCAATACAACTTCTTTACTTCGAATGCAACTGAAGGTGGTGGCATCAATCTTAATGTTAGCGTTGATACTCCGATTGGTAGCTTCCCTCTACCAGTTTAATTTAAACTTGAAAACTTAATTATGAATATTCTTGGATTTGAAATAAAAAGGAAAGATTCATCACCAGCTATAGCGTCTGTAACAAGTCCTATTACTGATGATGGATCTACAGTTGTATCTTCATCTGCAACCAGCTATTATGGCATGGTCATGGATATGGATGCGACTATTAAAAATGAAAACGAACTTATCCGTCGTTATCGTGAAACAGCATTGTATATGGATTGTGATTCTGCAATTGAAGACATTGTTAATGAATCGATAATTGCAGAGTCTGACGATCAGTCAGTTAAAATTAACTTAGATAAAGTAAAATTATCTGAGCCAATTAAAAAGAAAATCATCACTGAATTTGATGAGATTCTTCGCTTATTGGATTTTGAACGTAAAGGACATGATATCTTCCGTCAGTGGTATATTGATGGTAGAAATTATTATAATGTTCTTGTTGATCCAAAGCAACCTAAATTAGGTATTCAAGAATTACGTATTATTGATCCACGAAAAATTCGTAAGATCAAAGAAGTTGAAAAGAAACGCACCGACAAAGGTGTAGACATTTCAATTGATAAAGCTGAGTATTATATTTACAACGACAAAGGTATTACTGAGTCTGCTGTAAATGGTATAAAGATGTCACTGGATTCAGTCGTTTACACACCATCAGGTAGTGTAGATCAAGGTACTGGTATGATGATGTCTTATTTGCATAAAGCAATTAAGCCAACTAACCAGTTAAAGATGATTGAAGATGCGGTAGTTATCTACCGTATTTCACGTGCTCCTGAGAGACGTGTATTTTATGTTGACGTGGGTAACCTACCGAAACTAAAAGCTGAGCAGTATGTAAATGATATCATGAACAAATTCCGTAACAAGATTGTTTATGATGCCACTACTGGAGAGACTCGTGACGATCGTCGCCACCTGTCGATGATGGAAGATTTCTGGATGCCACGTCGTGAAGGTGGTAAAGGAACTGAAATTACAACTCTTCCAGGTGGACAGAATTTAGGAGATATTGCAGATATTCAATATTTCCAACGTAAGTTATATCAAGCACTAAACGTGCCAATGAGTAGATTAGAATCTTCTTCTGGATTTGCTCTAGGACGTAGCACTGAAATAAGTCGTGATGAAATTAAATTTATGAAGTTTATTTCAAGACTGCGTAAGAAGTTTTCTTCAATGTTCAGTGGTTGCTTAAAGGTTCAGTTAATTGCAAAGGGTATTCTTGCTATTGAAGACTGGGATGCAATTGAGCAAGCAGTTCAATATGACTTCCAGCAAGATAATCATTTCACTGAGTTAAAAGATAATGAGTTGATGATTCAACGCATTACTGCATTACAACAATTAGATCCATACATTGGACGTTATTATTCTTCTAAGTGGGTGCGTAAGAATGTGCTTATGCAAACTGATGAAGAGATTTCAGAGATGGACAAAGAGATGGTGTTGGACAAACAGAAAGCATTGGACGATGCTGCCCAACAGGGTACTATCGCTGGTGTTACTCAAGTTGCCCAGCAACAACATTTAATGGATAATGGTATGGGTGGGGATGAAGATTCACCAAACCCAGAACAAGGAGATAAGAAGTAATGACTGATACTACTAGAGATTTAATTCAAGCGATCGCTGCTGGCGATGCTACAAATACACAGAATGCATTTAACCTAGCTATGGCAGATAAAATTTCTGCACAGTTAGAAACCTTACGTGCTGATGTTGCAAAAAATATGTTTAATACTCCTGAATCAGAACCAACTGAAACAGTAGAAGCAGAAGAAACAGAAACAGTAGAAACAGAAGAAGAGTAATGTATTACTATCAATTAAAATCTTTGTTGAAGAAACCTAACGTCGTTGAAAGCGTTAGGTCTTATCTACAGCTTATTGAAAAAACTACAGACAATAAAGTTTTAATTAATGGCATAGAAACAGAATTTGAAACGATCGAAGAAGCAAGAAAATATATTAGAGACGATTATAATACACATCAACTGGCTGATAAAATAGCAAAAGATACTTATCAAGATATATCAGAAAATACAGTTGCCAGTATAATTAAAGAACATCATGATATTAAAGTTACAGATACGTTAATAGAATCATACATCGAACTTGCTTCTTCTAATATTTTTAGTGTTGACCCTGTTGTTCAGAAGATTCGCTCTCTGAATAAACTAGATGAAATGGTGGAAGGAAAA